TGCCATGCATTTTTAACTAGTGCATCTTCAAATTGTGGATATGATAAACGAAATGTATCATAATCATTATCTTGAATTGATTGCCGAACAATTGTTGCTGATATTGGTTCTCCGTTATTGTATGTTAATGGATCAACATTAACATTTAATTCGATTGCATCAATACCGCTAGGAATCGTACGGCCTTGCTTATCGCCAATTGTAGCATACTTATCTACATTTGGAACAAAGTGTTTAGCGCGAACATAATCATTGCCTTTAGTTGAAGCTGCCATTGCATATCTTCCCGTTGCATCTTTTGGTAATGCAAAAAGATATTCATATGCGGCTGTTATTGGAGAATTAAATTCAGTCGACTGTATTTCAATGTTTGGATCAGAATTTAATAGATTAAATATTTCAATTGTTTTGTTGCGAGAAATTCCTTCTCGCTCTGTTGGTCCAATCAACAAAATTACTTGGCCAACTGTAGGATCTTCAGCATAACGTTGTGCTAATGCTAAATGTGCTCCAGTTAATGGTTTGAATCCGCCTGGAAAAAGTATTGTTGTTTTAGTTGTAGTCATATAAAATTTAACATGTTATTTTAATAAATATGATTAGAATATATTATATAAATTTATTTTTTTGGCAAATATAAAATATTTTATGTTATTGAACCATAAATTGTATCGGTACTAGTAGCAAAGTTTTGTACATGAATATAGGCTGCTCCAAATTCCGCAACAAGATTTTTATTGTCGGTCCAACCAACAGCTCCGGATTGTGCTAGCGGTAACCCTTTGCCACCGGTGGTGCCGGCACTTCCACTAATTACGATGTTGCGGATCGTCGTAACATTGGCGTTTAGAATATAAGCTTCAAACTTTCTTCCCTTTATTAAGTTAGTAATAAATAACGCTCTATCTGCTGTGAAATTAGACACCCATGCTAATGATTGAGTTACAGCAGCATCGACTGTTAAATTGGAGTCGCTAGTATTGTAAAAAACAAAATTATTATTTACGATGCTAGCATTGATGTCACTGCTATTAGGTACTTCGATGCTACCGGTTACTGCTAAAGTCCCGTTTACTGATGCTGATCCGGTTACTACTATTCCCCAATCAAAATGTACTTTTGGTGATGTGACATCGGGTATTCGTAAGGCAGTGGTGGCGGAGGCGGCGGCTGTTAAGCTAGTAGTGTTGCTAATTGTAAACGAGTCTCCGGTGCCTCTAACACCAACGGAAAAGTTTGTGATGCTAGATTTAAAATGCACATATGCATCAGTTGTGGTAGTTGATGTGTCAATTTTAAGCGTTCTATTTGTGCTACCTGACAACGTTAAATTGTTGTTGATAAATTTTGTGGCTTCAGCTGAATCAGTTGAATCCGTAATTACGGTGTCGGTGCCTTGTCTTGCAAATGTATATCGTTCTCCGTTTGTTAATGCTATATTTGCCATAAGTTACTTTGTTTATCTAATTGCTTGAGCGGTTCCTACTTTTATAATGCTATTATTAAATGTTACGTTGTTTTGACTGATTATAACTTCTACTTGCGGCATTAATCCGGAACCTGTATTTGATACTATTATATCGTTAATATTTAGGCTAGGATTTGTGGGACAAGCAATTTCCATTACCATTGTTTTTTCACCGCTGTAGCTACCATCAAAAATTAAATTTATATTTCCTGCGGTAACTGTTTGAAAATATGATGCGGAATTCAAGTTAGTAACCGTTACCATTTTTTTACTAAAATTAACTGCAGATACATTGCCGCTGAATAATGCATTTGATGCAGTTACATCGCCCGAAGCTTTAACATTGAATTTTGAAGATGATATAAAAAATCCATTTCCAGCTGATGCTCCGGAGATGAAGAAATTAGATCCAGTAATTGCATTTTGAGTTATTTCAAATCCGCCAATTTTACCTGATGTTGCAGTTATTTTACCGGTCATTGTTACATCACCAGATGCACTTAAATAAAAATTAGAAGATGATATTTCTAGTTTGCCGGCGCTACCACTTATGTATTGATTTGTGCCGCCTAAAAAGAATTTTTTTGTATGTATATCTAATTCACTGTCTGATGTTGAATACCTAAAATAATTGTCAGAATCTTGATATAATTCTAGGCCGACACCTGAATATGGATTTCCTTTAGAATTTTGTCCTGCTAATGCAGAACCTGACCATAACAAAAATCCAGGGTAGCCTGAATCAAATCCTTGATATCCTAATGATCTAACAAATCCAGTATTTTTATTACCTGTTAAAGCAATTCCTGATTCTAATGAATCTGCAATATATAATGAACCCGTAAGCATTGAAAAATCACCATCTACGTAACGGTTGCCTCCTTGCCAATTTTTGTTTAAACTATAATTAATTTGTTTACTTTTAACTCCAGCAACATTATAATATTCAATCTTAAATGAAAGTTGATTGTTTGATTTATGTGCAGTTGGTACTAAACTTTTTATTCTGGTATAATCAGGTGTATATCCAGGATCATTATCTGATGTAGTTCGTATATCAGCAACTTGCCATATTCCCGATTCGACTACAACTAATAATACTGCTGTTCCTGTATTGTCAGCTTCAAAATTAATTACATAATCGTCAAATCGTTGATTAGTTGTAGTTACTTCAATTTCTCCAATTCGTTTGCCTAATTTAACAGGTAATACTTGATTTAAAAAATCAGTAGTATTATAATCAAATGAACTTCCTGATAAATAAAAACTAATTTTTGGATTTTGTGTATTTGTTTTAGTACCTAATGCATCAATTGTTATTTTGTATGAGCCACCCTGATTAAACACTCCCTGATACTCATTTTTTATTTGAGCTACAGTAACTGCATTTTTTGCTGATATATTAACTGAACTAGAAATACGCATTGCATTTGATATAGATGCTGTTGTCCACGTTAATACCGGTGGTGTTGTTATAGCATTACCATTATAAGTTGAACTTGTCCAATAAGTATTGATTGTACTCTGTGTTACAAATACTCCAATACTTTGGTCTGGATATAATGATGCTGTATTACTTACAAATATTTCCGTCTCCACCAATTCTACATCATTGATCAACTCCCATGTTCCAACGGTACCGTTATTGTTCATGAATGTTTTAATTCTAGAAACATCACCTGTTGCTGGCTGTAATCCTGAAATTTGTATTAATGCATATGATTCAGAATTTTGTGTTTCTGTATATGTAGGGGTTGATTCATATGTTAATGCAAATGATGAATTTGCAAAATTTGTGTAAATATGTGGAAAAATAGTTTTACTGCTATATACCGTATACGCCGTATCTAACAATGCGGTAGTTGAAGATAATACCTTTTTAATGCTCGATGTATATGCCGTCGTAGACGGAGTATATGTTGGTAATGGTGTTGCATTTTGAGGAGCAGCAACAGTAATTGTGCCGGCAGTCATATCATTTATAAATGATCCACCACTAATTTCAATAGCAGGTTGATTATTCAATAAAAAATATTTAATTTTTCCGGTTGTGTATATAGGAAATTGGTCTGTTGTATATGTTCGATCTAAATGTGGACCAATTTGTTCTGATAATGTTATTGACGGCAATGTTTCAAAAATAATTTCTGAATCATTTGGTACTGTAGGATTAACTTGTACGGTGCGTGTCCATTTGATGTTTGCACGACCTTGCCATTCTGTGGGTGCATTTACTGATTCAGCAGTTAATGTTATTGTGCAGTCACCCGGAGGTGTATCTTCATAAATATAAATTGCAATTACTCGGCTTGTGTCTTCATCAATATAATTAACAACTTCATAATAAATTGGGTCGCCATTATAATCTAAAATTTCAAGATTAAGATATCCGCCAACTTTTAAAGTTGTTGGATTTCCTAGCAATTTAAATAAATTTTTGCCGGCAGTTAATCTAGTTGGAAACTCGGAAATTCGAAAATAATCAGGCGAAGTTAATGATGTATCAGTATACCATACATCGATAAACTGTAAACCCTTATAGACTGTTTTTTTTCTTTGCATTACACCTTAATATTCTTTTATATAAATATCAATTGTGTTGAATACAGCTAAAATTATTTATTTTGTTAACTTCAATTAAATTATCAACCATGTCTCGCATTGTATCTACATGTGATATGATAATTGAAAAATCAAACTTAGTGCGAAAATAATCAAACAAATTTACTACTGCTGAAATATGTTCTGCGTCTAAACTTCCCCAGCCTTCGTCAATTGCAATAAAATTGGGTCGAGGTAATGCGGAAACATTGATTAATGCAATGCGTATTGCTAATGAGCTAATAAATCGTTCCATTCCACTTGTTAATTCTAAAGGCCAAAAATTGTCTTCATCATAAATAATATATCCATTGATATTTTTGCCGTCACTTTGAAGCACCATATTAAAATCAACTACTTGATTCAATACATTGTTAATTTCAGCTTCAATCTTTGGCATTGCTTTTGCAATTAATTCATACGGGACGCCATCACGTTTAACTGAATCTAAATAATATTCATAAGCTTTATATTCAGTTTCTAATTGTTTGTATGTGTCTAAAGATTCGATTGCCGTTTTCTTTGTAGTTTTAGCAACTTCAATTTTACCATGTTTACTTCGAATTGTATCCGTAGTTTGTTTTATTAATTTTGTTAATGAGTCAATTGTTTCTTTGCAAGTTGCAATTTCTGAATCTACCGTTTTATTATGTATAATTGCCGATTCATTAGCACGAAATAATTCTTGTCGCTCTAAACATGTTTCTAATTCAGATTCACGAGTTTGCAAATCATTTTCTAAAATTTGAATTTGCAATTCTTGTTTTTCTATTGATAACCGATTTGTTTCGTGGAGTTGTTTTAAATTGTTCAATGTCGACAACTCCACACGTACAGCATCATATTCTAATATTGTATTGTTTAAAGTTTTTTGATTAAGTTGCAATTCGTCTAATATTGATCGATCTGTATCAATCGTATTTTGAGCCGCAATTGCATCTTGTACGAAAACGTTAGATGTACAGTATTTGCATTCCGGATCATATTCATGGTCGGAAAGATGATTAATTTTTTCTTGCTTTGCATTTATAATTCCTTGTTGTTTTTTAACAGTTAACTCAATTTGTTCTAATTCAGTTTCAAATTTTTCTAATGATCTTAATTCTGTAACTAGTTTATTTTCATTAAATGCTCGTATATCTCGTTTGATTATTAAATATTCACTAACAACCGTTTCTAAATTTATTTCTGCTAATTCAATGTCTGTTTGTAATTGTGTAACTTTTTTTGTAAGTGTTGTTTCTACTTGTATTAAATCATCAATGTCTGGACCGTTATATGTTGTTGGCTGTTTTGTCTCAATAAGTTGCAACATTTTAGTTTGTAGATCATTTCTAGATTCTTGATAGATATCTTCCTTTTTTTCTAGGTTAGTAATATCTTGTTGATTATTTGTAATAATAGTATCAGCATCATTGATAATGATATCAAAATCTGTTTTTTTATATGTTTTTAATTTTCCGGCAGTTTCTTTGATTTCGTCAGCAGCAAGTTGATATAGTTGTTCAAATACAGTGATATCTAAAAACTGTGAAAGCAAATCTTTGCGTTCTTTTTGAGACTTTTCAATAAAATTATTGTTATCAGCTTGAAGTGAAAATGCAGTTAAAATAAAATCATCATATGTGCCTAAATAACGACGAATTGATTTGTTTGTATCACTTCGTTCTTCACCATTTAAATTTTCAGTGTCAGTATAAAAATCTACATCTACTTTAACATGTTTTTCTTTTTTCTTGGTGCCGCGTCTTTCAATTGTATATTGAATACCATTCATTTCAAATTTGAAAATGCCGTTAAATGTAGTTTTTTTGTTGTTCAAAACTTCATTTGCTTTACCTGTTTTACTGCATTTATCAAATATAGTATATGTAATTGCATCTAATAGTGATGATTTACCTGAGGTATTTGCCGCAAATAAACCACATACATCTGATAACTTTTCAAAATTAATAACATTGCCTTCGCCATATGAAAACATGTTATCGAATTCAAATGATATAGGATGCCATGTTGTATGTCGTATTGATTCTACTGCTGGTAATTTTGAATTAATTGTTCGATTAATGTATCTAATTGCATCAGTTTCTTCAGGAGTTGCTTGTGGATGATTAATTGAAATATAATCAGTAATTAACGTGTTTTGATATTCTACATCTCGTACATTGCCAATTGTAAATGATGCTGTTGCATTAGAATCTGGTCCTGCATTACTACGTTGTATTGTAATGTCCTGAACATCATATTTTTTACGAATTGTTGCAATCAACCGTTTCATGTCAGCTGCACTAGTTTCATGAAATTTTATTCTAACTCTAGGTTTCTTTGGCATTCGATGCGGAGACTTGACAATTGTAGTTCCGTCAACTTCTATTGTAACATAACCATAATCATTTTGAATTTCAACAAACTCAGCACTTTTAGATTCAATATCCCAAACTAAAATTCCATGGTCTAATGCTTCGCCATGATTTTGTTGAATCAATGACCCTGGGTAAGCAATTGTTTGAGCAGCATCTAAAAATTGTGCAGGTTTATGAATATCTCCTAACAATGTTAAATCATGTCCTACAAATAATTCTGTAGTTACATGTTCGTTTGATATTTGGTATCCTATATCAGTCTTAGCAGTATTTACAGCGCCATGGTGCATTGCAATTTTATAAGATGCAGCAAAGTCTTTTGCCATAATATATTCAGTTGGTGCAACATCAACCGCCATATGATTCCATGTAATTCCGCCGCATTCAAACAATCCATTATCTTTAATAAAGATGATATTTTTATTATTGATAACATCTAGAATAGGACTAACAGCATCAATTCGCTGCATATTATTCAAATTCATGTCATGGTTTCCTAGAATAACAATTGTAGGAATTGCAAAGCCATTAAAAAATTCTACTAGCATCTGAATTAGCTCTGGAGACATATCTAATTTGCTGTGCACAATATCCCCGGTGACAACTGCAATACTATTTCCAGTTGCGTGACTATTAATATAGTCAAACATGTTTTGAAATACTTCTCGATATTCTTTATGTCGTTTTAATGTTCGGATATGAATATCTGATACGTGAAAAATTTTATCAATCTTATCAATACCAATATCAATCTTTTTTATGCCCATATCATTCCCATTTTTAATTGCATTAATCGTTCAAATGTTAAAACATCGATATCTGCTAATATATTCGTAATTTTTTTAAATCCTAATTCTGATGCATCTTCACTTTTTAATTCTACAAAATATACATTTAATCCTTCTCCCATAAATCGCTCAGCAATTTGAAGTGCATTTTTTAAAGCATCAGCATCTAGACATATATAAATGTTTCGTACGCGCTCTTGAATAATTTTTTTTTGAAGTGCGGGTTGTATTATTTTTCCAAATAATGGAATTGCATTTCTTTTAATAGAAATTGCATCAAATGAACCTTCGCAAAGTATAATAGGTTCTGCCCAATTTATAAACAGTTCGAACCCAATAATATCTTTTGATATTTTAGGATTTTTATGTTTTTGTTTGTCATTCTTATAAAATGCTCTAGATACAAAATAATTTAATTGACCATTACCATCATAACTTGGAATAATAATTTTTCCAGAATATTCTCCATTTTCGCAATATCCAATTCGATATTTAATAATATCAAAAATAGTAATTCCTCGAGATTCTAAATAATAAATTGCATTTCTATAATCAGGAGTTAATTTTTTTATCCATAATGGTCGATAATCATCCGGCAATTGTATTGCAACACTTTTTTCTGTTGCAGTATCATGATTACGATACTTTGAAGTTTCAATGATACGGGCTAATTGTTCAAACTTTTCTTTTGATAAATTTAATTGTTTAAACAATGAAACAATGCTTCGACCTTTTTTTTCAGATATCCAACAATGCCATGGATTTTCGCCGTTATGATTAGTATTAATATCAATTTCTAATTTTGGCTTGTAGTGAGAAATAAAAGGAGAGAAAAATGCAATGTTATTTCCGGAAGTAGATTTTCCTTTACCTAATACTGATTCTAGTAACTGTAGTAACTTAAGATTCTTCATTATATATAATATAATGAATTATTAGTTCTTTTCCAATTGAATATAATAATATAAATAATATTAGTTAGACACATACATTACATTCCTGGTCTAACGATCGATTCAATAAAAGAATCAATCTATTAATTAAATAAATTAATTATCATGAATATATTAAAAATATTTTACGAATCAAACCTAATTAGAAAAAAGTTTTAATTTGTTTTGGAGATTCGCCTGTTTTAACACATTCCGTGAGCCACTCCACCGGAATATCTTTTTTTGCTACATGTTTAATTCCTAGCTTTAATGCATATGATTCATATGTTGTTTTGCTACCTTTTGAAATTTTTTGTGTAGGTGTTTGAAATACTAGGCGAATATCAATGCCCGGATTTGAAGCTAAAACATGTTTCATTTTAAGTCGATCAATACTAGTCCATCGTCCTTTAGTTTCAATGTACATGATATTGCCATCTTTTTTTGTAAAAATAAAATCAGGTGTATATTTTGCTTTACGTTCCGGAACCACGTAATTTAATGTTTTTGTCTCGTAATTCAAATCATATTCACTGTTTTTTATTTGATCAGCAACTGTATGTTCTAATCCTGATTTATAACCGTATTTATATGCTTCAGCTCGTGTAGAGCTCCCTGCACTATGCCAATGATTTTTAGCCATAACTTGTTGTTTATATTTATTTTGTTTTAGGTTTAATTTTAAACAGTTTAATTTGTTCTTGCCATATGGCCATAACACGTTCGTGTATTTGCGAATCAGTAAATTGCATATTTAATATAAACTTATTGTTTGCTGGACTAGCTAATTTAAATGCTGCAGATCCGCCTGTTAAATTATTAAGTACTTGTATTCCTTGTTTACTATCCCAATCAAACCAATTTCCGGGCCTAGTATTACTGTTAAATATTTGATTAATACCACGTACAATCGAACCGCTACTATTTTCCGGGTCAATTTCTTGAAACTGTTGTGATTTTAATGTTATAGTTGAATAATTTCTAGTAAAAAAATATTGATATGCATCTTTATTGCTAGCAATTAATTTTTGCATGGTTGCATTTGGATATATTAATCTTAATATAACATCGACATAACATGCTTTAATAGCTGTGCTTAACCGTTTAGTGCAAATACGATAAACTGCATTTTCATCGATATCTAAAGTTTTTACCTGTTTTGCAATTTCTCTATTAAAATAAATTGCGTTTATTATTAATTTGCCAATTAACTCACCGTGCTCAGCTAACTGTTTTCCAAATGTAGTTTGTGTATCATCATTATGTATTTTTGGATCTAGTTTAACTACCGGTGGAGCAACGGGCTTATCCTTAGGTTTTGTAACTACGGTAGTACGTACATCCAATGCTGTTGTTGTTTTCCCGCCACTTAAAGCAGCATCTAAGTCAAAATCTTGTTCTAATAGTATTTTCATATGAATTATAATTTTAATTTGTTAACAAACTCGGCGTCTACAACTTTATCTGATGTAGTCATTTTAAAC